ATTTGATTTTACAAATGGAAAAAAAGTAAGTGTAAGCATTGATGAAAAAGATCTGACTATTATGTACAGCAAGAACTTATTTGCTGAAGATGAGGAAGTTCTTAAAAGCAAATGGTTTGATTTTATGAAGGAAATGAGAGTATTTGCTAAAAAGCGTATGTTAAATTTTGATACTAGAGATATTACAAAATCAAACTTAGATAAAAGAGATTATGAATACCTTAGCACGGAGAAGACAATGAGCGAATCAAAACTATATGGTACTAGCAGGACTAGTTATCAGGATATTGGAACAGCAAGGATGATTGTAAAACATTCTGCCCCAGTGAACCAAGAATCAGTTACAGGACGTAACACAAACATTCACAGCATTTATATTGAAAGTGAAGGCGGAGAAAGATTTAAGTATCCATACAAACACATGAATGGTGCTAGAGCAATGGCACGTCATGTTAGTGAAGGTGGCAATCCATATGATGATTTTGGTAAACACATTTCAGGACTATCAGAAGAACTATCAAATCTACGCAAGTTTAAAACATACATGAATCGCTCAAGTGTAATGGCTGAAGGACTTGCTCAGTATATGGATGTTGTAAATGACAGAATTGCAACAGTAAAGAAAACTGTAGAGTCACTACAAAAACAAACTGGTTATGCTAAGACATTTGAGAACTTTGAAACAACCGTGCTTGAAGAAGTTCCAGAAGATGTAACAGCAAACTGGATTGATGAACTTACAATTCGCCAATTTAACGAAGAATTAAAAAGTGTGTTTCCATACATTTACAAACTAATTGGTGAAGCAAACGCAACGGTAGAGCTCGGCCCAGAAGACTTACTAGGCGAAGGATTTGATCCTGAAGAGTTTAAAGGTGTGATTAAAGGATTTGAAGTATCCGGAGATGATGGTGAAGAAGAAGAAGCCGACATTCATTATACTGCTAAGATTGTAAACGGCAAGCCAGTAATCGATCCAAAGTCAATTGAAGTACACGCATACGGTAATAATCCAAGCAGTAAACTAGGATATGATGTAGAAGGCGATACAGATTTGATTATGAATTATGGTGGTGTAGACGCTGAAGAAATACTACGTCAAGCTCAAGAAGATGCTGAAGAAGAATGGAATAATAGAGACAACAAATATGCCCATGGTGAGTCCCATGTTGATGAAAGATCAGAGTACGAAAAATATAGAACTATGCGTGTAGTATATGATCCGGAAACACTAGAAGTTAAGAAAACATATCCAATGATGCATATTAAACAATCTAATGCTGACGCTAATAGAATGGGATTGGTAGCAACAGATGGTACACAATATTTAGAACTTAGAAAAAAGAAAAAAGGAATGGATGCTGAATCCATTATTGATCCTGAAGCAGATTACGAAACACATTTAGATAATATAGTTGCTAACGCAAAGCATGAAGTAAACCCACAAGAAGAATATGAAAGAGCATTCGAAGACTTCAAGATGGCGGCGGCAAATGCGGCCGCTAAAGGTGAAAAAGAATTTGAATATCCAAAAGGTTCTGGTAAAAAACATCCTACCAAGATGGATAAAGGTACAGCTGCAAAACTACTAGCTGACAGCCAAACCAACGAAGGTGGAATGAAACAGGCCGAGATAGAAGTACAAGATTGGTTTGAAAAATTTAACGAGTACAAGGGAACAAATGGTGACGATTTAGCACAAGGATGGATACGTGCTACATTGGATACAGGCATTATGGCAGATGCTTATGAAGAAAACGAACTTGAAGCATTTAACAAAATGAAAGGTTATAAAGGCCTAGACGCTGATTGGCAAGACGGTGATCATGCAGACTTTACTTCAAACAAATCAGGTGCTAGTCCAATAACAGCAAAAATGTTTTCTACAATCAATGCTATAATGGACAAATATGGTTTAGATGAAGAAGACATTGATGATATATCAAAAGCCGATGATCCATCATATGGCAAACCTGATATGCGTGACAATGAAAGCGAAAAACCAACAACAATTGATATTAGCCCAAAAGGTTCAGGAGATGAACTAAAGGCAAAGAACGAGATTCCTTTAGATGAGTTTATTAAGAGCTTGTATGATTATACAACAAACTCATTTCCAAAAGGTGAAACGGCAGTTTTGACACAAGTACAAAAACAATACGGTGACGAGGCTCTCGAAGAAGCCCAACATGTAATATCAGAATTATTACAAGGGGCAGACGAAGAAATGGCGAAAATCCAAAAATTAGCAGGACTACGTTAATTTTTTCAAAAAAGTCAAACTTTTAGGTTGACTTTAATAAGTAAGTTGTGTATAGTATAAAATGTGCTGTACACAAAAAGGCACAAAGCACATAGGCAACATTATAAGGAGGCATTACTATGGCATCATTAGCAGAAATCCGAGCAAAGCTCAAAGAACAAGAATCACGCACAGGTGGCAATTCATCAGGTGGTGATAACGCAATTTACCCATTTTGGAATATGCAGGAAGGACAAACTTCCGTTATGCGTTTTCTCCCAGACGGAGACGAATCAAACACTTTCTTTTGGAAAGAACGTTTGATGATCAAACTTCCATTCGCAGGAATTAAAGGTGACACAGGTAGCAAACCTTGTCAAGTACAGATTCCTTGTATGGAAATGTATAGTGAAACTTGTAATATTTTGAACGAAGTTCGTGGTTGGTTCAAAGACCCATCATTAGAGGACATGGGTCGTAAATATTGGAAGAAGCGTTCATATATCTTCCAAGGATTTGTAACGGAGAATCCACTAGGTGAAGATTCTACTCCAGAAAATCCAATTCGTAGATTTATTATTGGTCCTCAAATCTTCCAGATCATAAAGCAAGCACTTATGGATCCAGACATGGAAGAACTGCCAACAGATTATACTGCTGGAGTTGATTTCCGTCTTAATAAAACTTCTAAAGGCGGTTACGCAGACTATTCAACATCTAATTGGGCTCGTAGAGAGCGTCCACTTTCAGATGTCGAAATGAAAGCAATCGAAACCAATGGATTGTATAATCTTAATGACTTCCTTCCTAAGAAGCCAGGTGAAGTTGAAGTAAAAGTAATGCAAGAAATGTTTGAAGCGTCAGTTGATGGCGAAGCATTTGATGCGGATCGTTGGGGTCAATATTTCCGTCCAGCGGGAATGGCGGCTAGAACAGGTGATCCTGTTACACCAGCGGCAACTACACCAACACCGGCACCAGCACCTGAGGCAACTCCTGCTCCAGCACCTGAAGCAACTCCAGCGCCAACAGCTGAAGCGGCACCAGCGAGTGACGGGAATAAAGCCGAAGACATTCTTTCAATGATTCGTGCTAGACAAAACAATCAATAATATATACTGTGGGGGAGCAATCCCCCACACTAGGCTTTAAAAGGAGATACTATGGCTAAGGCGTTTGATCCGACAAAATTTCGGACACAATTAACTAAATCTATTACAGGCATGAGTGCTGGATTTAATGATCCTACAGATTGGATTTCAACTGGCAACTATGCTCTTAACTATCTTATTTCAGGAGACTTTAACAAAGGTGTACCGCTAGGTAAAGTAAGTGTATTTGCTGGTGAAAGTGGCGCAGGAAAATCTTATATTTGTGCTGGTAATATTGTAAAAGCGGCACAAGAACAAGATATCTTTGTAGTCCTAATTGACTCAGAGAACGCACTCGACGAAGCATGGCTACAAGCTCTTGAAGTTGACACTTCAGAAGACAAACTTCTAAAACTGAATATGTCTATGATCGATGATGTTGCTAAAACTGTTTCAACATTTATGTCAGATTATAAAGCAATGGCAGAAGAAGAACGTCCTAAAGTGTTGTTTGTAATTGATAGTTTAGGTATGTTACTTACACCAACAGACGTTGATCAGTTTAACAAAGGTGATATGAAAGGTGACATGGGCCGTAAACCTAAGGCACTTACATCACTTGTGCGTAACACAGTGAACATGATTGGTTCTCATAACGTAGGACTTGTATGTACTAACCATACATACGCATCACAAGATATGTTTGATCCAGATGATAAAATATCAGGCGGACAAGGCTTTATCTATGCTTCAAGTATTGTAGTAGCAATGAAGAAATTGAAACTCAAAGAAGATGAAGATGGTAATAAAATAAGTGATGTGCGTGGTATTAGAGCTGGTTGTAAAGTTATGAAAACACGTTACGCAAAACCTTTTGAAGGTGTACAGGTTAAAATTCCGTATGAAACAGGTATGAATCCTTATAGCGGACTTGTAGAACTTTTTGAGAAAAAAGGTGTTATTGAAAAAAGTGGTAACAGACTAAAATATGTTACAACAGAAGGTGAAGAACTATTAGAATATCGTAAAAATTGGACGGGAGAACTTCTTAATCGAGTAATGTCAGATTATCTTGAAAAAGAAAATTCTGTGGTAAATATCGACGAGGTCAAAGAAACCACAGATGAATTACAAGAGCAGGAGTAAGTTTAAATGGACGCAAGCCTAATAGTAGATATGTGGACTACATTCAAAGAGTCATTAGATAAAAAACAGGTAGAAACTGTAGCAGAAAGATTTGTAGATACTTGCGCAGATTACGGCGCAGATGATGTACATTTTAGAGATGCTATGGGTACATGTGATATTTTGGATGCGGCAATTTCATACTACTTAGACATAGACGAGGACATTGATTACGATGAAGAACCAGATGACGATGTGTGGGATGATTAATTATGGGTTGGTACTCGGAAGTAGCGAGAGACATAAGTAAGATTCCTGATGCTATAAGTTACTTTGAAAGTCAGCTTATAGAATCTAAGGACGAAGTCAAGCTCAGAGGTAATGTCGAAAAGGCAGCCTCTGAGTTACCTGGTATTGTTGAACATAGGTTTAATCAACTACAAGAAATTGAAGCAATATTGAACTACATGAACATTGAATGTAAGCGTTTGCGTAGTACAAAATTTAAAAAATATCTTGAAAACTATCAACGAGCATTATCTAGTAGAGACGTTGAAAAATACGTTGACGGCGAAGCTGACGTAGTTGACTATGAAAAAATCATTAACGAATTTGCTCTATTGCGAAACAAATGGTTAGGATTACTAAAGGGTCTTGATCAAAAGCAATGGCAAATTACTAACGTAGTCAAACTAAGAGTAGCCGGAATGGAAGATGCGTCAGTATAAATTTCAGGTACCTATAAATTCAAAACAACTTAGAGGACAGTTATTTCAATATCTATATAAAAGTTGTGATGTTAAAACAATAGAGTGCGCTGAAGATTTAGAAGAAGACAGATTACTTGCTTTTAGTCATCCATTTGATAATTGGGTGTTTGAGGCAATAACAAAAAATAAAAATATAAATTTTTTCCATATAGATAACGGATATATAGGTAACCACAATTATAAAAAGCCGTGGTACTATCGTATAAGTTATAATTCATTACAAAACACAAAAGTAAAACCTATACAGTATTCAAGAAAAGATTTGCTTGAAGTAGACAAAAGTCTATGGAGTGAATGGAATGAAAAGGGTAATTACAATTTACTTGTAATGCCAAATCCAAGTAATATATTCAAATACTTAGGAAAGGATTACACAACCTGGAGACGTGATACGGTTAAATACTATGAAGGTTTGAAAGTCCCTGTTAAGATCAGAGAAAAGGAAGGTAAACGCAGAGCAAGATTTCAGTCAATATTTCCGCTAATGCGTGATTCGAAAAAAGTAATTACACATCATAGTATGGCCGCGGTAGAAGCTCTATGTTTAGGTAAGCCTATTGAAATCCTTGGCGAAAGTGCTGTACAACACTGGCAAGGACAGTTTGGTTTTGATAGGACACAAATGTTAGAACATATTGCTTGGAGTCAATTTAGCAGAGAAGAATTCCAAGATGGACTAGCATGGAAGTGTACCTTCAAGTATCAGGTAGGGATAGATGTATAAAACTATAGACGGATGGATGACTACAGAATTTGATATTTGCTTAAAAAGTGCCAAAAAACAAGGCGGCGGCAAAATTGAAGAATATCAAAACTGGGAACTTAATTGTGCTATGAGTTATTGTAGTGATTTAAGAGTAGCAGTTGATGTAGGAGCACATGTAGGAATAACTGCTTACCAACTAGCAAGATCTTTTGAACATGTACATGCTTTTGAAATCAATCCAATGATTTATAAATGCTTACAAAAAAACTTAAAAAACAAAAATATAGAAAATGTCACAACATATCCTGTAGGGCTAGGACAAAATGAAGAGACAGTTGAAATAAACACAACAAATAAAAGTTTTGGAACACATGTCCGTCCAAATAGTTCAGGCACAGGAAATTGTATAGTTAAACCATTAGATTTTTTCAATATAAAAAATGTAGATTTTATTAAAATAGATGCTGAAGGATACGAGCCCTTTGTTGCTATGGGCGGACTAAAAACTATAGAAAAATGTAAGCCTATAATCCTGTATGAAAGAAAAGATCACCCTATGAGGTATGGTTATAACAGTGAAAGTATTAGAAATATCCTTATGGATTTAGGATACAGAATGATACGTAAAATAGGTAGAGGCGAAAAAAATGCTGTGCTAGGTTATCGCCCGGGAATGGCACCTGATGTTTAAATTACCAAAACTACAAGGACAAAGTGTTCCTCATAGTGAAAAATATATTATATATTTTAGTTGTGATTATAATTATTTTGATAGACACGGGTTTGCTTTACAACAAAGTATTAATAGAACTGTAAGCTGGGTTCATGTACATTGTCATATTATAAACGAAGGGAATATGAACACAACAGTATTAGATACACTAAAAGATGCCTATAAATTTACATACAGTTATGAAAATGTAGACGATCTTTTTTATCACGATATGCCAAAAAATAAATCAAAAATGAAGGAAGGTTTTGATATATTTAAAACACGGGATATAGATTATATAGGACGTAGAACATATCTTGCTAGTGTGAGATTTATGAGAATGAAAGAGTTATTCACTTTACCTGATCAACATATTTTACAACTAGACTGTGATAGTATTCTACGCAACGGCTTTCATATGAACGATTTTATTCATTTAACAACACATCCTGCTGTTATGCCCAAACCAAAAGACAAAGGTGTATACATTGCTAGTGCTTTGAGTATTGGTACAGGAGATGCTGGTATGACATTTAGAAAAGTCTTTTCAGATGCTATGATTGAAGGCTTTGAAAACGGCTGTTATTGGTTCATTGATCAAGATATCTTACGTAGCGTAGCTAATAATTGGGCAACAAATGGAAATAGTTTAGCACATATAGGATACAAATGGAATGCTTGGGGACTTAAGAGAGATGAAATTTTTAGCACAGGCAAAGGCAATAAGAAAAATGATATTCGATATCTAAGAGCACAATTTAATTGGTTACCTATACATTGGAAAGAAAAGTTACGTAAAGAGGTACAAGGCATATGAAGGGCTATATTGTATATCTACCTGAATATGAAAGTAGTGTTCAAATGGCTGAAAGAGCGTATGCCACTGGTTATGAAAACGGATGGGACCTAGGATTATATGCGGGCATAAACGGAAAAAAACAAGGACTTAAAGATTTTGGTTTGTTGCCTACATTAGAAAGTAAAAAAGCAAACAAGTTAATGAAACTGCCTGGCGTTCAAGGGTGTTTCTTAAGTCAATATTTACTTTGGAAAAAGTGTAGTGATACAAATACAGCAATTTGTATATTTGAGCATGATGTAATATTTCAAAAACCTATGGGCGATATTATAAAAACAGACGTATATAAATTTGAAGGATTCAAAAGAGCTAAACCTATAAAAGCAGGTAATTGGTATGAAGGTGCTAGAGCTTACTGTATTCAACCTAGTGGTGCTAGGAAAATATTAAATTGGGTACACACATATGGAGCTATGCCTGCTGATTGGATGTTGTGTGACGGCATAGTTGAAATGGAATTTGATATGGAATCAAAAGTTACATATAAATCAGATGAAAGTTACACAAGGAACTTGG